TTGACAGAGAAATGGAAGTGGGAGGCGCAGCAGGTTTGATGGTCTCTGAATTCATCCTGTGCACGCACAACTTGGCACTGAATAAAACGCTACTGGCACAACATAAAGAAACACTCGTAACTTATTGATTACATGTAGTTTTTTACTGTTGGCACAGAATGGCACAGAATAAAAGCATATAGCATGCACACACACACACACACACACACATGAGTAAAGTCTGGCCGCAATGGGAAATCACTTGTGCCATTCGGTGCCAGAATATCCTACTGAAATAGTATGGAATATAAGAACACCGGTTGAGCATGCAACAATAAAGGCACAGTTACAGCCAAAGGGTACAAGATGATTGAGATAGAAAAAAACGTTCCGGTTCCGTCTCATGCTGGTGTTGGTGCTCGACCAAAGTACCCGTTTGCAAAGATGGACGTTGGCGATTCTTTTTTTGTGCCAAAGTTCACTGCACGAGCGTTAAGCAATGCCTCTCAATGGCATGCAAACAAGACCGGCAAAAAGTTCACTTGTGCAAATGAAGAAGGCGGAGCCCGCTGCTGGCGCGTCTCGTAATACAGGAGCAAACATGGCAAACAAACCGACCAAGCCAGGAAGCCCTGAGCGGGCGAAGCTGGCCGATGCCGTCCTGGCGAACATGGAAGCCGGCATGAGCTGCTGGAAGGCATGCGAGAAGGCCGGCGTCAAGAACAGCACGTTCATGCTGTGGCTGAGTCAGGACAGCGCGCTGGCTGAGAGCTACGCGCAGGCGCGTGAAAACTTCGTCGAGCGCATCGCCAACGACCTGATGGAAATATCAGACCAAGACCCAGAAACCGTCGATGGCAAAAAGGACTGGGCCGCGATCCAGAAACACAAACTCCAGGTAGATACTCGCAAGTGGCTGTTATCGAAACTCGCCCCGAAGAAATACGGCGACATGATTAAGCTGGCCGGCCATGACGGCGGCGCGGTGAAACTCGTCGCGCAGTCAGACGACGAGAAACTCTGACCGATGGCATTCCAGCTAACCGACCGCCAGAAGGCCGCGCAGCAAGTCCTGAGCGGCGACGCCACGCACCTGATGCTGTTCGGCGGCTCGCGCAGCGGGAAGACGTTCCTGCTCACGCGCAACGTGGTCTTTCGGGCGCTGAAGGCGCCGAACAGCCGGCATGCGATCTTCCGGTTCAGGTACAACCACCTGAAGGCCAGCGTGGTGCTGGACACGTTCCCCAAGGTCATGCGGGCCGCATATCCCGGCGTGGCCTGGGACATGCACCAGCAGGACGGTTACGTCAGCTTCCCAGGTGGCTCGCAGATCTGGTTCGCTGGCCTGGACGACAAGGACAGGACCGAAAAGATCCTGGGCCAGGAGTTCGCCACGCTGTACTTCAACGAGTGCAGCCAGATCCCGCTTTCAAGCATCGACACCGCGCTGACCCGCCTAGCGCAGAAGGCCGAGCAGCAGATCAAAGGTAGATCGCCTGTCCCGTTGCGCCTGCGGGCCTACTACGACTGCAACCCGCCCAGCAAGACGCACTGGACGTACCGCCGATTCGTAGAGAAGCGCGACCCCGACACCAGGCTGGGCCTGCCGCGGCCGGAGGACTACGCGGCTTTCAGCATCAACCCGACCGACAACGCCGCGAACCTGAGCCCGGAATACCTGCGCATGCTGGAGTCACTGCCAGCCAGGATGCGGGCGCGATTCCTCGAGGGCCGGTTTGCCGATGCGAACCCGAACGCCCTGTTTCCGGAGGAGCATATCGACCGATGGCGCGTGCTGGACGGCGCCGTGCCGCAGCTTGTGCGCGTGGTGGTGGCTGTGGACCCGAGCGGCGCGGACGACGAAGCCAGCGCGGACAATGACGCCATCGGCATCGTGGTGGTCGGCCTGGCCACGGATGGCGCCTGCTACCTGCTGGAAGACCTGACCGTGAAAGCAGGCCCCGCAACCTGGGGCCGCGTGGCCGCAGAGGCATTCGACCGGCACAGCGCCGACTGCATCGTGGCCGAAACCAACTACGGCGGCGCAATGGTGCGCCAGGTGATCGAGACGGCGCGCCCGCGCACGCCGTTCCGCCCGGTGACGGCAAGCCGGGGCAAGGTGGTGCGGGCCGAGCCGTTCTCGTCGCTGTACGAGCAGGGCAAGGTCCGCCATGTGGGCATGTTCCCCGAGCTAGAGGACGAACTCAGCGGGTTCTCCACGACCGGCTACACCGGAAGTCGAAGCCCGAACCGCGCCGACGCGCTGATCTGGGGCTTGGCCGCGTTGTTCCCCGCAATCACGGGCGCGACGGCGAAAAAACCGGACATCGCCGGACTGGTGGTTCCGACCGCCCACCGATGGCGATAGACTTTCACCCGCTCGCGTAGCATAATCGCGCCCGATGCGCAATCCCCGGAGTCCCTGATGGCCAGAGAATCAACCGAACAGCGGCTGGTGCGCGTTCATGCGGAGGCCATGCGCGAGTTCGACAACATCCAGGGCGCCCTGCGGGATGAGCGCCTGCAGTGCCTGCAAGATCGGCGGTTCTACTCCATCGCCGGGGCACAGTGGGAGGGCCCGCTGGGTGCGCAGTTCGAGAACAAGCCGAAGATGGAGGTCAACAAAATCGCCCTTGCGGTGCAGCGGATCTTCTCCGAGTACCGCGCCAACCGCGTGACGGTGGACTTCGTGTCAAAAGAGGGCAAGGAATACGACCCACTGGCCGAAACCTGCGACGACCTGTACCGCGCAGACGAGCAGGACAGCGGCGCCGATGAGGCGTATGACAACGCATTCCAGGAGGCCGTGGGCGGCGGCTTCGGCGCCTACCGCCTGCGCACGGTCTACGAGAACGAGGAAGACGACGAGGACGAGCGACAGCGGATCAAGATCGAGCCGATCTTCGACGCTGACTCAAGCGTGTTCTTCGACCTGCAGGCCAAGCGCCAGGACAAGGCCGATGCCAAGCGGTGCTTCGTGCTGACCAGCATGACGCCTGACTCGTACCGCGAGGCGTACAACGACGACCCGGCGTCCTGGCCAAAGGAAATCCACCAGTATGAGTTCGATTGGTCTACGCCTGACGTCATTTATGTGGCCGAGTATTACCGGGTCGAGATGGTGTCGGAGACGGTTCGCATCTTCCAGAGCCTGGATGGCGAGGAGGAGCGTTACCGCGACAGCGAACTGGACGACGAGATGCTGGCCCAGCTTGAGGCCATCGGCAGCGTCGAGGTGCGCCAGAAGCGCATCAAGCGCCAGCGGGTGCGCAAGTACATCCTGAGCGGCGCGAAGGTGCTGGAAGACGCCGGGTACATCGCCGGCAAGCACATCCCTATCGTTCCGACCTACGGCCGCCGCTGGTTCATCGACAACATCGAGCGGTGCGCCGGCCATGTCAGGCTGGCGAAAGATGCGCAGCGCCTGGCGAACATGCAGCGCAGCAAGCTGGCCGAGATTGCCGCGCTGTCCAGCGTCGAGAAGCCGATCCTGGTGCCCGAGCAGGTCGCCGGCCATCAGGTCATGTGGTCCGAGGACAATCTGAAGGACTACCCGTACCTGCTGCTGAACCCGATCACGGGCGCAGACGGGAGCCAGCAGGCCGCAGGCCCGGTGGGCTACACCAAGAGCCCGCAGATTCCCCCGGCCATGGCCGCACTGCTGCAGATCAGCGAGCAGGACATCCGCGACGTTCTGGGCAACCAGGAGCAGGGCGACAAGATCGTCGCCAACGTCAGCGGCAAGGCCGTGGAGATGGTGCAGCAGCGCCTGGACATGCAGACGTTCATTTACATGAGCAATCACGCTGTGGGCGTGCGCCGAGGCGGCGAGATTTGGCTCAGCATGGCCCGCGAAATCTACGTTGAGCCAGGCCGCAAGATGAAGGGCATCGGCTCGCAGGGCCAGATGAGCACCATTGAACTCATGCGTCCGGTCATGAGCGAGGACGGCGAGGTCGAGCACGAAAACGACCTGAGCGAAGCCGAGTTCGACCTGGCTGTTGAGGTCGGCCCGAGCAGCAGCAGCAAGCGTGCCGCGACGGTGCGCTCGCTCACGGCGATGATGGCTGTCACGCAAGACCCGGACGCCCTGCGCGTGCTCCAGGCTGCCGCGCTGATGAACATGGAAGGCGAGGGCCTGACCGAGATCAGCGATCACTTCCGCAGGCAGTTGGTGCAGATGGGCGTGATCAAGCCGACCGATGAGGAGGCCGCGCAGATGGCGCAGGCTGGCGCGAATCCTGACCCGAATGCCATATTCCTGCAGGCTGCAGCAGAGGAGGCCCAGGCCAAGGCCGCGAAGGCTCGCGCCGATGTGGTGGCGACCGTGGCCGATGCCGAGCTGACCCAGGCCAAGACCATGGAGACGCTGGCCAAGGTCGGCGGCGAGGGTGGGGGTGCGATGATGCAGCCGCAGCCGGCGCCCGCGCCCGAGCCCGCAGCGCCGCAGATGGATCCGTTCGAGGCGGCCAAGCGCGAGCTGGAGCTTGAAAACATGCGGATGGACAACGCCGCGAAGTTTGCTGCCCTGGCCAAGGCGCTCAAGCAGCAGCAGGCCGAGGAAGAATCCGGCAGCGAAGAAGAATCAAGCGCCGATGAGTCCGATGATAAAGTCAGCGAAACCCTGGACGAACTGAAGTCCATGGTTGAATCGTTGGCCAGGCAGGTCGCGGACATGAGGCCGCAGCAGCCGATCATCGTGTCTACGGGCGGCGGCGGCAAGAAGATCCAGATCACCAAGACCTCCACCGGGTTCTCCGGTGAGGTTGTCAACGAAGACTGAAAGGGGCCTGAACCATGTCCATGACCAACGCCGCCGAAGCGGCACTCCTCGACCTCCTGTTCCTAAACGTGGACTGGGCCGACATTGGCGACGCTGCGGGCCTGCAGAACTCGGCCACGGCGGGTTCGTTTTACATCTCGCTGCACAGCGCAGACCCCGGCGAGGCGGGCAACCAGAGCACCAACGAGATCAGCTACACCGGCTACGCCCGCGTGGCTGTGAACCGCACGGCAGGCGGCTGGACGCGAACGGTGTCTACCATCGCCAACACCGCGCTGGTGCAGTTCG